TTGTTCAGGAGGCTGCTGTTGAGGAAGAGGATGGGACCAAGGTTGAGTCCATCTCTGCCTACCAGTGGAACCACCTTAGGGCTGATGAGCGCAGGATGTGGTCAAGGTCTGCTGACGGCTCTGGTTCGTACTACAAGGAGGTTTAGTGGGCTGGAGGGATGCCTTAGACAGCAGCCCAAAGGAGGCACCCACGCCAGAGGAGCAGAAAGACGAGCCGTTCTCTGGCAGAAAGACCTGTGATGCCTGCGGAGAGCAGAAGCACACAAGCTACTTCTACATGGCCCGCTCTGGCGACGGGTTTGCCAGGAAGTGTAAGCAGTGCGTTAAGTCGAAGCGGGCGGTTGATAGTAAGCGCATAAGGACAGACTCGGTAGGCAGGAAGTACAGGTACTGCTCTAGGTGTCCTCGTGTGGGAAGAAAGAGTTATCACCATGTATCGCTGTTCCCAAAGAACAGCAGCAGCGAAGACGGCTACCACAAGTGGTGCTTTGTGTGCTGTGACGAGGGAGATAGGCTGTGGAGGATGGAGAAGAATGTCAGGAAAAGGCTCGTGGAGAATCGCGCTCGTCTCGACTCCAGAATTAAAGAGGAGAAAGAGAAAGCCTCCAGGGGAAAGAAGTCAAAACAGCTATCAAGACTTAGCCAACAAGGACGGGCTGAAGGGCGATGAAAGATACCAGGAAGAGCTTTACCGTTGGTTCTTTCAGAAGAACAGGGCCAAGCGATGGTTCTCTTGTGATGGGTTCTGGGTGTCTGGAGTTCCATACCCACCAGATGCCCAGGTGTTTTTTGCTGATGGTCCGTACCAGTATCACGAGGTAAATGGTGAGGGCTATTACCCAATAAGCATAGCCTCCAAGAAGACTGGGGTGCCAATGGGTAAGCTGAGAAGGATAGTGAGTTGGGTGCCAGACTTAGATAGGGTCTGGTATGTGCATGACCAGAAGTGGCATAAGACAAGGAAGCACGTAATCTGCATAAGCGAGAACGACTACCCAAGGATTATGGAAGACATAGACAACCTAGTACAGGTAGCAAAAGAACAGAGGACATGGAATGGCAGGGCAGCGAAGAAAGCAAAACTACACAGAGTCTCCTGAGATAGAACTCTCGTCAGGCAAATACGACAACTTTGAGAAGTTTGCCGAGAAGTATCTGTATATACAGACAAAGGCTGGTGAGCTATCAAACTTTGCGTTGAACAAAAGCCAGAAGATCAGGGAGTCGCTAATCACTGAGATGGAGGAGAAGGGTGTTCCTGTTAGGGTGTGGGAGGCAAAGGCTCGGCAGCTTGGTTGCAGCACACACATCCAAGGCAGGATGTTCTGGCGTTGCGTTACCAACAGAGACGAGACAGCGCTTGTAGCCGCACACGCAGACCCAGCGGTGCACAGCATCTTTACAAAGTCGAAGGTCTTCTACGACAACCTGCCATCAGAGTTGAAGCCACTCACCAAGTACAACAACAGGGCAGAACTAGATTTCAGAGCGCCGTCTGGGCCACTTGGCTTGAGGAGTCGCTTTGTCGTTATGACCGCGAAATCCACTGAGGACGCTAGGTCAGCAACAGCAAGAAATGTCCATTGCTCAGAGGTCGCCTTCTACAAGAGGCCTGAAGAGTTCTTCTTAGCAACTCTTCAGACTGTTCCTGATGAGCCAGGAACGACGGTTTATGTGGAGTCCACCTGTAGGGGTACGGGAGACTTTCATCACACGATGTATCTGAATGCGAAGCTGTGGTGGGACGACGATCCACCGCCGTGGATGGAGCTAAAGAAGAAGTACCCAGGAAATCCAGACTCAGAGTGGTATGCGCTGTTCACTCCTTGGTTTCTCATGGATGAATACAAGAGCAAGCTCAAGTGCTCAGAGAAGGACTTCATAGCAAGCCTTGATTACGCAGAGACGGAGCTACTGAACAAGTTTGGCGAGTGGGTGACTCTGGAACATCTCCAGTGGCGCAGGCAGTCAATCATGACCAAGTGCGGTGGTTCCATAGACAGGTTCCACCAAGAGTATCCGTCAACAGATGAGGAGGCATTCAGCACATCTGGAAGTCCAGTATTTGACCGCACAGCGCTTGAGTCTATGGAGGTGTCGAGCGTCTGCTGGTGTGACATATGCAAGCCATACGCTGGTGCAGAAAAGCCAGATGGGAACACATGTCCTGAACACAAGTGGTACGAGATACTTGACGGTACGCCACGCTCAGATAGCAGCTACACAAGGAAGATGTCGTCAATAACCCCAATCCTCACAGAGACAACACCAGGGGCTGGGAGGATGTCTGTATGGAAGGAGCCAAAGAGGGGCAGTCGGTACATTGTTTCAGCAGACATAAGTAAGGGACCAATCAGTAAGGACTGGGACCACGTTGTTGTCTGGGACGTTGGCAGGATGGAGCAGGTTGCTGAGTGGCGAGGCAAGATTGAGCTAGACCAGTTCGCAGACATCTGCATCCTGATTGCACTTCACTACAACAAGGCTGTGCTTGCTCCAGAGGCTACCGGCATTGGCGCTGGCGTTATTGCAATGATAGAGCGCGCTGGGTATTGGAACCTGTACAGACGGCGCACAGTAGATAGTTGGCACGGCTCAACCGGCATGCTTGGTTGGGACACAAACCAGAAGACAAAGCCGGTGATGGTTGGTCTCGCTCAGAGAGCCATTAAAGAGTCGTACTCAATAGTTCGGTCTCGCTCCATATACAACGAACTTCGTTCATACATGATGACCCTACAGTTTGATTCAGAGGGCAGGGAACTAGAGGCGGCTAAGTTCACAGCACCGTCAGGCAAGCACGATGACGCATGCGTTGCCTTCATGATTGCAAACGCAGTTGCCCATTACTCTCCTGGGCATGGCACAGGAAAGGGGCCAATGGTTGGAAGGAACATGCTGTTAAGCCAGCACTGGAATCACAGCGACTGGGACGAGTACGAAAAGATGCATGAAAAGCAGCTTAAGTTTACGCTTGGGAAGCGACGATAGAGTAGACACCCCTGCCAACACGTTTGATTTCGTTATTCTTGAGCGAGGCAATCCTGTTGATAGCAGAGGGTGCTATCCCAGTTGACGTAGCGATGTCTTTCAGCTTGCTTGGGCCGTTGTCCTTGAGATAGAGCGCAACTGCTGCTGCGTTGGTCTTCTTTGCCTTAACGACCTCAGCGTCTCTTTCGAGGGCGACCTTCTTTGCAGCGCGCTCGCTACGAAGCTCTTCAACCTCTTTGGCTATGTTGTTTGGTGCCTTCGGGGGGGGAGGCGTTTCATCTCCGACTCTCCAGACGATAGGACGGTCTGCCTGTTCCTTGGGCTTGACCTCTTCTATTAGTCCAGTCTCTTCGCTCTTCTTGTAGACCCGCTTCTGGCTAGACTCTTTGGGTGTACCGCTGTAGTCGGTGTCTCCCTGCACACGACCAACCTCAGAAAGCTGCCTGTCGCGTTCTTGCTTTGTATAGAACTCCTTGCCCTTAAGCCCTGGGCTTGCATGTCTCCCCCAGGTCCCCTTAACGGTCAGGTTGGCTGGTGCCGAGTCGCTTGGGTAGCAACGAACTATTGTCCCGAAGCTGCCGCAGTAAACACAGCGAACGTCTCTGAACCCGTCTTCCTTAGACCTCATGTACAGGTCTGGCTTGGTTGCGTACTCAAACTCCATCCCGCATGTGGAGAAGGTGCATTGCATTGGATAAAAGGCCATTAGTTACTTCCTTTCGGCATTCCTGCTAAGCCACCAAACATACCCGGTCCTGGGGCTGCTTGTTGTCCAGGCCTTGGCTTAGGACCAGACCCGGCTAGTGATTCTCCCCCAGGACCCATTCCCTGGTCTTGAACGTTCTCTGGCCCAACAGGGCCACCCTGTCCACCGCCCTGTCCACCCATTCCAGGCATTGCCTGAAGCTCACTGAGAGGACCAACAAGGGCCTTCTTGTCTTCAGCCCACACAGAGAATGCCTTGTCCATAAAGTTCTTCAGCGCATCTGGTGGTAGCAGTCCGTTTTGAATCATTGGTGCAATGGTTGCGGCTGTCTGTTGAATTGTTGATAGGAGACCGAGATAGGCTCGTTGTTCAGATGCCGGGTCAGACGGCATCATCGATCCTATCTCGACCTCAACGTCGAATTGACCTGTAATGTCTTCTCCAGAAACCACAACAAAATCATCTTCACCACCAGCCCCAGCAACGCGCAGATACCTGGGCTCGTCCCAATACTGTCGCTGTATGGCAACCATGTGCCTTGCTACTGCTTTGATGAACTTGTCGATTGCCCTGACTCTGTATGCGGCTCTGCCTTGAGTTGCCCTTGAAGAGATGGCTACCTCAGTTGCTGTGGTGCCCTTCCTGCCGGTGCCGCCCCGCTGGTACACGTCGATACCAGACATCTCGTATATGAGCTTCTGAAGCCCGTTGAGGACTAGATGCGTGGTCTGTGGGGGCTCAGCTACCGGGACCGGGAAGATTGCATCACCAGCCCTCTGGAGAGACGCAGGAACCTCAAAGCATTCCATATCTTGAGATGACTCAAGAACAGCCTGAACCTCGTTAGATTCAAGTAACCCAGAGATGACAGCGTACTTCCGGTTTCTCGCTCTGCGGTGGTGGGCAAGTATGTGGTCCCACTCTTCGTTAAGTCGTGAAGCAAGGTCCTTTATCATCGCTATGTCAGAAATCTTTGTGCTGTAAAAAGCGCCGGGAGCCTTCACAAAGCGCATGTCGATGTACGGGTATCCACGAATCATCAGTGGGTCGTCTATGTGACGAACAACTGTCTCCTTCATGGTTACGCCATCTTGCTGATTCACAAGCCAGAGAATGCGTCTGCGGGTTCCCTTGCGTGACCTGCTCCAATACCTGATTTCATACAGGCTCACATACTCAGGCTCTACCTTTGGCTTATCTGTCCCGTTCAGACCGTCGCCCTCTGGAGTGAGTCTTTCTGGTATCCCGTCCATGAGCCACTCGTTCGGCTTAAGTTTTGACGGAACAATGAACCTGTCGTCTGCGCGAAGTTCCTCTAGGCGAACTGTCATGCGTTCTGCAACCCAAGGGCATTTGCGTATCTCGTTGTACCCAGGAGGCACTAACAGGTTCCACGGTGCGACACGCTCAAGCGTTGGGTTGTCTACAGGACCATCGTCCATGATGAGCATTTCTTCTGCCAGTGCACGGCTTAGCGCTCGCTTTGCCTCGTTGTCTAGCAGGCCATCGTCGCTGTCTTCCTCAATCTCAGGCCCAACGTCGTAGTCTTCTTCTGTGTAAAAAGCTCCAGCAGGGTCATACCCAACCTTGCCAATACCAACACCAAACATAAGAGCGTCAGTAGCCACCTCTCTCGTAGACTCTGTGCACTCGCCCTCTCTCCAGGCGTATTGCACTGCGACCTGACCCTTCTTTGCAGATTCTTTGTCTTGAGACCTGCGTGGCTTTAGCTTTATGAATGGGTCTGCGGACACTATTGCAGGGAGTATCGAGTTTGAAGTTGATAGCAAGAAGTTGATGTTTATATTTTCATCATCATCGCCATAGCCAAGCCCGTATTCCCCAAAGTCAGAGTTGCCGCTGTACTCGTTGTAGATGGATTTCCACTTTGGTAGGTGGTTCTCTTCTATGTATTCCTCAGCATAACGAACTCTGTCATGCCAAGCTTCTACCTCTTGGGGCTTGATTTGTAGTTTTCTTTTTGACACAGTTGGTTCCTACTTGACAAAGGGGGTTGGTTAACCCCTAGAGTTTGTAATTGCTTGACAATGATTGTTAAGCATTGGAGATGAAAAGCCAATGGAAGACAGCGACACACCCATCGAAAACCCTGATGAGGGCACGTTTGATGGGACCGAGGAGCCTGAGGCAGAAGGAGAAGAGTCTGTAGAGAATGACTTGGACCCGAACTCTTGGATTGCGGAAAACGCACCGGATGCTGTTAGGGAGTACATAACAAAGTCCTCCCTTAGGCATAAGGACTATACACAAAAGACAATGGCCGTCGCTGACGAGAGAAAGCGACTGCGTGAACTTACGGACGCAGCCAACGCGATACTTCTTCACAGGAAAGAAGAGAGCAAGGCAGCACCTGCGGAGAGCGAGCCTGAGACTCCACCAGACGTTAGGTCCGGTGCGAAGCCTGAGGAAGTCATTGAATGGTACGCCAAAAAGCACGTTGAAAAGGTGCTTGGAGGAGTGCTTGGAGGACTTGACCTCAAGGGTAAGATGGACACGCTCCAACCCCTTATTTCAGAGCGTCAGGTCGTTCGTGCATACCGCAGATTCGAGACGGACAACCCAGACATGAATCACAAGGCGATTGCTCCCATTGTTGGAAAGCTGCTTGATGAGGACCCAGAGCTTGGTGAACTGGCAACAGTTGACCCGGTTAGAGCCGTCAGCATTGCAGCGAAGATTGCGGTCTCTCAGGCGAAGCTTGAGAAGGCTAGTACTAAAAATAAACAACGACGTGCTGCTGCCCCTGTATCTGCTCGACATGGTTCTGTGGTCAAAGACCGAAGTGAGTCGCCTCTTGAGGCGGCTACTAGAGCCATGAAGGAAGAGGGACTGCTTTAGCGTTTTATGGAGTAAATACCAATGGCTGCTAATACAATGCCAGCCTTGGCGCTTAATCGTGTCTACAGTACGACGCTGCACAATCAGCGTTCTGAAGTTGCTATGGAAATCGTCCAGAGCAACCCT